CTCAGATAGAGAATTGAATACAGAGTCAAGGCTTCTTGTACTGATTATGGCTTATCGAAGGGAAATGAATAATTCCACGCTGGCCGTTAAGCTTCCTCAAGGTCTCTTGAATCACCTAGCGGGACCTGAATATCCAGAAAAGAAGATTGACTATATATACCCGAAAATTGAAGAGTTGAAAGGTAGACAAGGATTGAGAAATCCAAAAGCGCCAAAGCAGCATCAAATAAGACTTCCAGCTCGAATAAACAATCCCCTAGAGCCTTATACTAAAGAAGTGGAGCACTACATCAATGAAAATGACAAAAAATCAGGGGAGAATCTACATGATCATCATTTTTATCAATTGACTGATCTTGAAAAATCATTCCAGATCATCCAGATATCAGAAGCTATTAAAAAGAAATCAAAAACATTCAGCATAGATGATCTAAGGGAAATGATAAAATATAAATATACGGAAAGAACAGAGCTGATTCATCTATCTTCATTGGCATTTGCTAAGAGAGCAGTGAAACATGAATTAAGCATTACAGCCATGGGAAATTTTGAATACGAACAATCTCACATAAGTCAATCTCCTTTCCTATCTTTTGTCATCTGTATACATAAGCTTCGGATGTTACTCAGCAAAACAGAATTAAAGACAAGTGAGGATAAAAGGTCTGAAATGGTCAACTGTTATGAACCAATTCTTAAGCATTACAATGATGGAACTTACTGTTACTATGCCCAGAATGAAAAATTTGTTTTCTACTTGATAGGGGCAGGAGGACATTTCAGACTATATCATTCAGAGTTAGATAAATGGTTTTGTGGTTCTATGGTCTATCTTGATTATATGTTCACTTGTGGTGATATATTGAATAACTTAAATATTATAACTCAAATGGATGAATATTCATGGGCAGTAGATTTTCTGCAATTATTTACAGAAGTTGCCCAAATAACCAATAATCATAATAATATCGTGGAATTTATGAAAAATCTTGAAGGTTTTTTATTAAATCTCTCGGATTATGATGAGATGTTTGCTATGAATTGGCAACCAATGATGGAGTCTCTTTTTACACTTTGGAATTTGGATAAGCTGATAACTGGAGAAAATTATGAGTTCACATTATTGCCTGCATTGATCCACGACAAAAACCTATTTATAAAGAATAAGACTATACTTATAAGGGTTATAAATGCATCACACAAGTTGAACAGGACACAATTGCAAGAGATGTCATCGATACATAAGTTAATATTTTATGCCGAAGTAGAGTCGAAAAAAGGTGTGGAGAAATTTTTGAAAAGAGTACATACTCCAAGAGAAATAAATACAGATAGCATTAAAAATCTTACCAGATTAGCAAAACAATTGATGTTCATCTCCTACATTAATAAACATAAATTTGCTCCAAATATGTTGGGATGTTCACAAAAGATTGAATTGCTACGATTATATCAAGGGAAAAATGATCAGAAATCAATAAAACAATTACCATTACAGTGGTGGGACGAAGTAGATTTATATAACTGTATGGACAACACGTTGACTGACGATGCTTTAGAGTTTGCAAAAGATAAAGGTGCTCTCAAAAAAGAAAATCATATTGGACCTGGGGACAGCAGAAAAGAATTACTCCAACTTATTGAGTCACCGGATTATAAATTAAAAGACTTCTTTGCAGAAAATAAATGTGTGCCCAAGGTCCCGAAAGTATATTCCTGCAAACAGATGGCAGAACCGACTCAATTTAAACATCCAGTAAGATTGATTCCAAAAGAAAGAGAACAGAAACGTGAAGGGAGATTATATGCTAATGGAGAATTGTCAGACAAGCATGCTTTGAGTGTAGTGGCTACAAAGATGAAAAAGATTCTCTCGTACTTTGATGAACAATTCATGACTCCCACTGACGGAGTCAGAAAAAGTTTATTACATCAGGCAGCACAAGAATTAAGGTATGATGATAAATTTTCCTTGTTATTAGACATAGAAGGGCACAATCAATCCATGCAATATCAAAATACCTCTGAATTAAGTCAATTCTGTGGAATGTTATTTGGAGAAACCCAATGGGGATCCCTACCTAATTACTTCTCTTCTGCAGATGTATATTTTTACAATGAGTATAATAATGATGCAATAATTAGTCAAGGTCAACTTGGTGGAGTGGAAGGTTGGCTCAATCCATTTTGGACATTACATACAACATTGATGATGAAATTACTTAGATTTATGACTGACATAGAAATTCCACAAATAATGGTATATTCCGATGATGTTGATGCAATAATAGAAATAAGGCAAGCATCAGAAGCAACTGTACAATCCACATTTACTAAAATCATTGATCATTGTTTCAAATTCGGGATGATAGTCAAATTTAGTCAAACCACACTTTCAAAACATAGGGCAACAATTCTCAGACAGCATTATGCTGATGGCTACAGGGCTGACTCAACTATCAAGAAATTAATATCTACCAGTGGGGCAAACAATCCTATTCTTTTTTCTGAAGAAATTGAGATAGCAGGTATTTGCTCATCAATTTCTTCTGCAATGGAATTGACAAATCACTCGATAACGTGTTGTTTCCTTAAGAATTACAAAATGAGCTTATTACTTTGTCGACTGACTCACATGATTTTGGCAAGACCAGCTGAAGATGGTCCTCTGTCCCCTAAGATGCTTCCCGGAGCATTGCCACATTTGTTGTATCATATAAAGGATGATTATAATTATCTAATGACTACTGAATCCGAATTATTGATCTCACATATGAAAAATGACATTGTAAGATACCTCTCAATCGATAAAAATAATTTGAATACCAAATATCTAAGAGAAACACTCAAAGATTATTATGGTGAATCAATTAATAAATATAAATATATAGACAGTGCAGATAGACTGCTTTATCTTCAATTATATGATATTTTTTTACAAGACCTTTTGTTTTTTTGGATATATCTTCCTGCATCCTTAGGAGGGCTCGGAGGAATTTTACAGATAAATCTCATGCTGTCAGGACATAGTAGTGGCTTTTCCAAATCTATATTCTATCTGAAAGAGTGGATCACACATTATTCTTCAAATCCCTCATATTTTTATCAGTATCTTGAAGTGGTCCTAAGTGTAGACTTACAAAAGTCAATTAATCTAGAAGAAAATCGGATATTGAGCTCCTACTGGCCGAATGATATGACAGTGACTACCTCTACAACTAGCATTCAACAATCAATTAAATCTTTCATCAAGAAGAGAACAAGAAATAAGGAAATCTTGAAATTGATAAAATTAGAAGAAGAATCTTCGAGCCTAATGAGTGATATGATAAATATATTTCGTAGAAACTTTCACATAAGGATGGTTCAATTTTATTATGAGAATACATCAGTACATTTTTTAGACTTCTTGGTGAGAAAAATTGAAACAAGCTCCAGTTTTATAAGTTCAATGCCCAGTTTGCCCAGATTGAGGAATTCATTATGTTACAGAACTATTGAAAACCTGAGGCTGTCTGCAAGAATTGGCCGTAATTCGTATGGTGCAATCCATGATGATGTTGATATAATTGAATACCTAATAAATCGAAGATCCACAATGTTTTCAAGTATAAATTTCATAGAAGTAGAAGAGTTATTGTACGATGATAAAATTGAAGAATCAGGGACAGGAAATAATCTATTGACAGTGAGAAGATGTAGTCCACAACATTATCAGGACGGGATAAAAGTGTATGATAAACCTGACATGGGAAATGAAATTAGATATAAAGGAGAATTACTGGATGATGACAGAATGCTGGGTAATAAAGAAGAATTATTAGCAGCAAAATTAACTGCAGTGACAAAATGGATACTAACAAAGACGAAAAAATTAAAAATTGAAGAAATTGCAGACACAAGATTAGATTGTGTGATGGCTTGCAATCTGAGCTTATCGACATTAACAGGACAGAATCTGCAAGAACTTTGGATGTTTAGTCCGAATGAAACTGGTG